GGTCAGGCCGCCGGTGGTGGTATTGCCCGGCGCGCCGACGTCGTGGTTGATCGCGTTTTGACATATGTCACGCACATGGCGCAATCGCCCGGCGGCGATCGCCGCCTTGCCGACACCGGCCTGCATGGTGTAGCTGTAGCCCAGCATCGACCGGCCGCTGTCGGTCTGCGTGATGCGGTGCAGGGTAAACGCCGCCAGCTTGCCGGTGCGATTGAGACTGGCCACCTGGTCGGCGACGGCCTGGCGCTGCCGATCGGTGTACGTCGACCATCGCTGCGGCACGTAGCACTGCACGTCGTGCAGTTCGATGATCAGCCGCCCGCTCATTGGTCGACCACCAGGTGCAGGCCCAGCGCATTTTCCACCGGCGTCGGGTCAAAAGTGGCTGGGTTGGGGCAATCGCAGCCGTAAGCCTCACCACAAAAAATGCACGGGAGCGACGGTGACCTGCTCATTTGGCGCGCACCAGGGGCATGTTGCCGTGCACATAGCTCAGGGGCGGGTGCGGGTTGATGGTGACCGGCGTGTCGGGGTCAAGCACCTGCTCTTTGGCGGCGTGCTCGCCGACGTGCACCGTCGTGCGGCCACCGACGTGGTAAATCTGCCGCAGCTCAGCCTCGACCACAATGTCGATGACCGTTTCGTCGTTCATCACCATGAACCTGACCTGCTTGCCGATGTGCTTGCCGTGCAGCTCAGCGGCGCTGACCACCACGGGGTTGTCGTCAAACGGGCTGCCGGTCATGCGTCCTCACCGCCGATGCCGAAAAAGTCACGCACGATGGCTCGCTGATCTTTGAGCTTGCCCAGCTCACGGGCCGTGCGGGTGAAATCGTCACTCTGACGCCTGATCACGATGTTGTAGTGGCGCAGCCACTCGGCCACCTTGGCCATCGCGTTGGGGTCGCCGACGCGCGGCACGTCGATCGGTACCAGGCCGCCAAATGGCGCTTTGCTCAGATGGCGCAGTATCACGGCCAGCGTCGGGTTGGCGTAGACCTCATGCGGCCCGATGACCTCGGCGGTGCCGACCTTGCCGTGCCAGGGCTCGACCGGCGGCCCCTCGCTGTAGTCGTGCGCGGCGGCCTCGGGGTCGGGGTAGAGCTTGTCCATGTCGTCGGCGCGCAGGTACTCGCGCGGGGTGGCCGCCAGGCGGGCTAGCTCATCGTCGTCGGGGTCATAGCCGTGGTAGGCCAGGCTGTCGTCGCTCATGTCAGCGCCCGCACGATCGTGACGGGCACGGGCTGCGTGCTGGGCAACGGGGCGCTCACCGCGCCCTGAGGAATGAACTGCGGGCACAGGTCGACCACGGCCAGCACGACGATATCGGTGGCGATATCGGTGGTCGCGCCGGTCTGGCCCATAAACTGCCGCACGGCGGTGACGATCGGCATACCCTTGGCCAGGTTGTCGCAGACCGTTTCGCCGACCAGGATTTCTTTGTACGGCGTGCCGGTGATGCCCACGCGGGCCAGGTCGACGGTGTAGTAAAACTGCGCGTTGCCGTGATCGGTACCGGGGTCGGCGTGGCCGGTTGGGGCGCTAGCGATGAGTGCGCCCGCTAGGCCCAGGCCGCCGATCAGGCGGCGGGCGGTGATGATGCTCATGGTGTTCCCCTGTCGTGTTGGATAGTGGCTATTTTGTCGCGGCAACGGCCGCAAATCGGCACATCGCCCAGTGTCGGGTGAGATTGGGTGGTCACGGCCCAGCGAGTACAGAGTGCAAACCACTGGCAACTGATCGGCACCAGGTCAGGACCGCATTGGTAAAACACGCCCTGGTCGGTGATGGTGACCTCAACAGTTGCCATGTGGCTCACAATACCTACTGTTACGGGGTTGTCAACAATTGATTTGCATACCGCGCGGCGTAGTCGACAGCCGCAAGTGATTTTGCCGCCTCAAGGTCAGGCGCAGGTCCGACCCTGATTTTGTCACCGCCGCACGTCTTGCAGTTGATCAGGTAGACCACACGTTTGGGCGCGCTGGGCATGACGCGCTCAATACGGTAGTAGGGCGGCATGGAAGCGTCAGGGTCCAGCAGCGTGGCCCACGCCTTGACGCCGGTCACGACACGCTTGTGTCGGCCCGGCCGGTACTCGCGGTGCCAGCTCAGTTGGCCGGTGTCGTCAATGGGCTGTATGCGGCTCATGGTTGTGGCCTCTCGGTTGTGCGCCGGTCGATCCGGCGTCAGCACCATTTTATCAAGTCGGTGTTTGCCAGTATTAAAGCCGATAGCGTCTGACCTGCGGCTTTCATAAATCATGTTGTTAACTCCGCAGGTCAAAATTGGGGCTTGACACGGGTTTAGGCGCTCTCTTGCTGGCCGTCGTCGTGGTCGGCGATCGCCTCGGAAATCTCGAATCCCAGCGCCACCGGCGGCAGCAGCAGATTGTCGATGATCTGATCGGTGACGGCGTTGATCGCGCGCAAGATCACGTCGAGCCGGGCCAGCCGGGCGATCAATCGGGCGATCATTCGTTGTCCTCTGGGTCGCAGCTGCACTGAGGCCAGAGCGCGCCACGCTTACAGCGGTTGAACACGTCCTGATCAACTTCGACGTCGCCCTTCCAGTTCGGATTATGCGTCGCGGTGATGGTCAGGGTCCACGACTCTGGCCACGGGATTGACGTGACGCAGCCCTTGCCGCAGCTGATCACCTGCGTCCATGCGTCGCTGTGATGGCGTTTGGTGACCGTGCCGTCGGGCGGCACCGGGTGATCGCCGCAGCCAGCAAGCATCGCGGCCAGAGCGGCGATCGCCAGTGCGCGCCTCACCGGGCCACGCCCATCACCAGCAGGGTCATCAGTGGGGCCAAGGTCGCCGTGGCGGCCAGCAGCTCGTCGACGGTGTGCCGGGTCGTGTGACGCAACCACGCGGCCCCGGCCAGCGACATGCCCAACAGCGCGACGATCATCGGCTCATCGGGTGCTGGTAGGGCGCGGCGACGATGATGTTGCGTCGGCCCTGGCGATACTCATCGACCGCCTTGACCAGTAGGTCGGCCTCCCACGGGTCGGCACCCGTTTTCAGCAGCTCACGGCGCAGTATGGCCAGGCGGTTACGTTGGTGCACCCGGTCGCGCATGAGCAGATTGCGGAAGTAGGCCATGTCACCGCCCGCCTGGGCGTCGGCGACGTGCTCACGGCGTCGCCGCTGCACAAACGGGTTGCAGGTGCGGCACCACAGGTCGTGGGTCAGGAAATGCAGCAGTTGTTTCACGGGAAACATCGCCTCTCATGGTGGCGGGTCAGGCCGCCGGTGGTTGTGATCGGGTCAGACTAGGCCGACTATGACGGGTATGTCAACGACGACATGGGCGGCCAGACGCGCTAGGATGCCGGTCATGGCCTCTGAGACTGCACCGAACCCGTTTGACAAGGGCACCAAAGCCCGTGAGCCAGCCCTAGACGGGGCGGCGGTGCGCGCCGCGATCAACGACCTGACGGTGCGCAAGCACGTCCCACCGGCGACGCTCAACACGTTCCACCGCAACCCGCGTAAGGGCGACGTACCGGCGATCATGGCCAGCCTCAAGGCCCATGACCAGTACAAGCCGATCGTGGTCAACATCGGCACGCACACCGGCCGCCCGCATGAGGTTTTGGCCGGTAACCACACGCTGATGGCGGTTCGTGAGCTGGCAGAGAAGTACCCCGACGACCCGCGCTGGGAGAACGTGCTGGTGCACTGGCTTGACGTCGATGACGACCGCTGTAACCGCATCGTGGCCGCCGACAACCAAACGGCCCAGCTGGGCGGGTTCGACATGGAACAGCTGGCCGGGCTGCTGGAAGATATCGGCGAGGTCAACCTGGGCGATATCGGATTCAGCGACGACGACCTGGCCGATATCAAGGCCAAACTGGAAGAAAACGCCCTCAATCTGCCGCCCCGGCCCGAAGGGCTGCACGACATTTCCAACAATCCCAACACCGGCAGCGATGAGCGCCACGGCAGCTATGAGCAGACCGGCACCCGCGCGATGATCTTGACGCTGCCGATCGCCCAGTTTGTCTGGGTGCAAGAGCAGCTGACCGCTCTGCGCGAGGAGTATGCAGTCGACAACAACGTCGACATGGTGCTGCACCTGGTCGCCGACGCCAGTGAAACCGAAGTTCCGGCCGCCGACGCTGAGGTCAGCGCCGACGCGATCGACCAGGCCGACAACCAAGCCGCCAACGGTGCGGCCGACCCCGAGGCGGAATGATGACCATTGTGTGGCGCACTCTCACTGCCCTGCTGATGCTGTTGACCTTTGGGCCGTGGCACATCGCACCGGCGCACGCCGACACCCCGATGACCTACACCGTTGAGCCGTTCGATTTCGACGGTGCGGGCATGACGATGACCGTCACGCAGTTGCAGTTCAACGGCAAGATGTGCCCCTGCACCAAGATCGCCTACCCGGCCGATGGCCTGCACAACCAGCAAGGCGCTGACGCCATCTGGAAGGCCGTACAACAGGGCATCATCAAACCCGGCGACACGCTGATGGGTTTCAGCCTGGGAGTGCAGGTGATTTCGTTGTTCCTGTCCCAGCACAGCCTGCCCGCCGGTGTACACGTCGTGCTGGCGGGTGACACCGAGGCCCGCAACACCGCGCTGGTCAACGCGCACCAGGGCATTCCGGTCGACATTGCCAACGACGTGCTTGCCGTCGTGAACGAGTACGACGGTTGGTCTGACGCCCCGGTCAACACCACCGCGCCCGGCTACAGCCTGGCGTGGATCACCGCCGGGATGGGCACCCAGCTGTTGCACTACTACCGCAACGCCGACCCGTCTGATCCGGCCAATGTGCGCTACACCAAAGGCAACATCACCTACGTGCTGATCCCGACCGTGCATCTGCCGCAGTATGCCTACCTGCGCGCGGTCGGCCTGGCCCCCACGCAGGCTCAAGAGGACGCCCAGCGCGTGCAGATCAACACTGCCTACAACCGGCCCGGCTCAGGCATTCCGCAGCGCGCGGCGGCGGCCAGCCAGCAAGTGCCGTTCCCGCCGCCCGCGTGGGTCAACGGACCTGAGCCCGCAGCGGCGATCAGGTGACCCTCACGCACATTGAGGCCCGGCGCGTCATGTCACCCAAAGACGCCGGTGACCTGGTGGGCACGATGGTGCCCGGCGACGTGGTGGTCGGTGAGACACTGCACCCCGGCACGGTCATACATGACTGGGAGACGGGTGAGCCCGTGCTGGCCTACACCGCGCTGGTCGACCCCGGCCCACTACGCCGGGCGCTGCTGGAAGTGCGGCCCACCTGCGCTGAGCAGCAGGTCGCCCGGTCAAAGAATTACCGCAGCTACAGCCGCACGTTCGGCTACTCGCCCCGGCGGCCGGTCATGGGGCGTGAGGCGTGCCATGTCACCAGCCTGACCCGTGACTTTCCGCATGTCGCGGCGCTGCTGGAACGCTACGCCGACCAATTCAGCGATTGGATCAGCGCCGTCGACCCGGCGATCGTGCGGGCCGGGCAGGCCGCGCTGGCCGAGGTTCTACCCGATTGGAGACTGGGCGATGCACAGCTCTGGACCTCTGGTGTCATCAATGACACCGCTCAGTTGCCCTATCACCGCGACGGGTTCAATTTCCCCACCTGGTCGGCCATGCCTGTCGTTCGGCGCGGCACACGCGGCGGGCATCTGCATCTACCGGAGTATGGGCTTGTGGTTCCTTGCGCGGATGCCACGGTGACGTATTTCGAGGGGCACCGGCTAGTCCACGGCGTGACGCCGATCACCCGCGTCAAGCCCGGTGAGGGCTATCGCATCAGCGTGGTCTATTACGCCCTGCGCGGTATGAAAACGTGCCGTGAGCACGCCGAGGAGACTTCCTACGGCCTGACCGCGCGCACCCAGCGTGAGCAAGAGATGGCGGCCCGGCTCAAGACGGGCAACACGGCGATACCCAGCAAGGTGACAATGCCGACCGGGGCGGTATAGTCGCGGCATGACCGATTACCGCATGATCTATATGGTGGGCCAGCCCGGCTCAGGCAAATCGACGCTGATGCGTCGGCTGACCGCTGGTTATGACCGGCTGGCCACCGATATCCCGGTGCCGCACGATCAGCTGATTGAGGGTGTGACCGGCGCGGTGCTGCACGCCGAGATTGGCCGTCAGCGCGGCGATTTCAGTGGCACCGACGCGCTGGCGTCGTCCATCATCACCCGTGCTGAGCCGTGGATATTGTCGCGGCCGTACCCGGTGGTGCTGGGTGAGGGCGCGCGGCTGGGCAATCATCGGTTTCTGACGGCGGCGGCTGAGGGCTACGACGTCGTGCTGGTGGTGCTTGATCACCCCGACGCCGAGGCGTGGCGCGAGATTCGTAGCAAGCAGTTGGGCAAGTTTCAAAACGCTGGCTGGGTCAAGGGCCGCCTGACGGCCAGCCGCAACCTGGCCGACAACCCGCCTGACGGTGTGACCGTGCTGCGCGGGCACCCCGATGAGCTGTACACGTCGCTGGCCGATTTCGCTGACCTGCGGGGTATCGCCGCGTGAGATGGGACGCCAACGTCGTCTGCACGCACTGCGTCGCGCTGGGCGAGGTCACCTGCGCGACGTGCGGCCTGACCGGCGTGCCGCTCTGGGACGATGAGCACCCCGACGGCACGCGCTATACGGTGCCCAACCACAGCACACCGCTCAATGAGCGGTGTCACGGCAGCTATGCCGAGGTCGTGGTGGCCCCTGTGGCCGTTGCTGTTGAGTCTGCGCCACCGGCCCCTACCAAGCGCAAGCGGCGAGGTCGCCGATGAGCGGTCAAGAGCTACTGATGTGGGAGTGCTTCGCTGTCCCTGTCGGCATCGTGATCGCGGTGTTCGTCATGTGGCTATTGCGCTGATCTGCTCTAACCTGGGCTGATGGCGCGTCGATCTGAGGCTGATGACCTCAAGGCGTCGGTCTATAACGCCGACGGCAGTTTCAGCACTGAGCGCGCCGAGCTGATCTATCGCGAAATCAAGCGCGCCAAGTGGCCTGACGAGCAAAAAGTCGCCATGATCACCTGGCTGCGGTCGGCGGCCCGGCGCGAGGAAATCAAGACGCGCTACGCCAATGCCGCCGACCTGGCGGCCAGCGTCGATCCCGATTTTGTGCGCACCCCGGCCATCGGGCTGATCAGCGACGAGATTGAGGCCGGGCCGCTGTCGCACCCGCAGCGCAACCTGATCATCACCATGCCCCCGCAGGAGGGTAAATCGACCCTGGCGGCGGTATGGACGCCGATCAGGGCGTTGCAGCTCAATCCCAACCGGCGTGTCATCTTGGCCGCCTACGGCGACACGCTGGCTGAGGAGCACAGCTCCAAGATCAGGACGATTATCGGCAGCCACGGCACCGACGTGGTGGATTCGATCACGGGCATCAGGGTCGAAGACAAGATCGGCCTGAAACTCAGCTCGACGGCAAACCGGGTCAGCAGTTGGGGCATCGACGGTGGCATCGGCGGCCTCAAGGCCGTCGGTATCGGGTCGGCGATCACCGGCCGCGCGGCCGACCTGTTCATCATTGACGACCCATTCAAAAACATGATGGAAGCCGACTCACCGGCCCACCGGCGCAAGATCAACGAGTGGATGAACACGGTCGCCAAGACACGTCTCAGCCCGCAGGCGTCGATGATACTTATACAAACCCGGTGGCACCCCGAAGACCTCGCGGGCACCGTCATCGCTGGTGAGCGCGCCATGTTGCCCGAGCATCGCACTTGGAAGCTGATCAACATTCCCGCCATCGCTGAGGACAACGCCGACGCGACAAAGCACGGCCGCCCGGTCATCATCGACGCGCTCAACCGGCCGCCGGGTGAGGCGATGATCAGCACCCGTGGCCGCACCAAAGAACAATTCCTGGCGACCCGGCGATCGGTCGGTGACCGCACGTTCTACGCGATGTACCAGGGCTCGCCGACCAACCCGGCCGGTGGCCTGTTTGCCCGGTCCTGGTTTGAGCCCCGGCTTGAGGCGGTGCCACCGATGCCGGTCGCGGCCGTGGTCGCCGTCGACCCGGCCGACAGCGGCGAGGGCGACGAGGTGGGCATCATCGGTGGCTATCTGGCGCAAGACGGCACGCGCATCTTGGCCGAGGACTGGTCAGCTCAGCTGAGCAGCGACGCCTGGGGCCAGCAGGTTGTGCGCCTGGCGCTGACGATGGGTGCGCGGGAAATAGCAATGGAGGCGTATGCGGCGGCAAACGCCTACGTCAACGTGATCAAGAGCGCGTGGCGGGCGATTCACGCCGACGCGCTGGAAAAGGCCGCCGCCGGTGCCGTGCTCGACCCCGTTGAGCAACGCGCCTGCGCGGCTGACATGCCGTTCACGATCTACAAATGGCGCACGCCCGGCGACCCGGTGGGCCGCGCCGCACAGCTGCGCCAGGCGCTTGAGACGCACCGTTGTCGGACGGTTGAGTACAAACTGGGCGTGTTTGAGTCGCAGGCGGCCGACTGGCAGGCCGGGCAGCACTGCCCTGACCGGGTGAGCGCGGCGATCATCTGTGATCATCGGCTGGCGGCGCTGGGCAGCGGTCAGATGAGCCTGGCCGCGCCGGTCACCCAACGGCCGACCGACGCGCCCGAGTGGATGAAACGGCGTGTTACCGATCGGCCTCTCAACGCCAACCCGTTTATGCGCCGCAGTCTGGTGCGATAGACCCATGTGGCGATTCAGAATGGGCGTGCTGGTGCCGCTGGCGCTGTTGGCGGTGTCGGTCGGCATTCGTGTCAAGAGTCACGCCGATTACTGGCACCCGTGGGAACTGCCGTGGACGTTTTGGCTGATCATCACCGTGATCAGCTCTATGTTCGTCGGCGTCGGGGCGGCGATGGTCTGGCGATGCGAGCCGCGCAAAAAGCCGTTTGACCACGACGCGGTGCAGCTCGACGCCGACAACAATGCCGACTAGCGGTTCAAGTGCTCAGTGAGCGCGTCACGTAGACGCTCGATATCGGCGCGATTGAGAAAGCCATCGCCGCACTCGCCGGTGTAGACGCGCAGTTCTGCACCCTCAGGGTAGTAATCGCGGTCGCGATCGTCGGGACTGGTAAACGTCACGCCCTCGCCGTTGTGCGGGTAGTCGTCAAAGACGATGTGCGTCACGCCGCGACCTTGCTCATAAATTCGAGGTTGACCTTGGGCACGCTGTCGATCGGGCAGCCCAGATACCGGCAACCGATCGCGCAAATGACGGTGGCGTCGGCCTCGTTGTTGTTGGTGATGCCCACGTCGGGATAGCGTCGGCTGGCGGCCAGCAGCACGGTGTCTTTGTCAGCGTTGCCCTTGCCGGTGGCGTACTTTTTGACGCAGGTGACGTTGACAATCACCAGGTCGACGTCGTGCTTCTCGCACAGCCTGATGATTTCGCCCCAAATCCACGGCAGCACCCATGCCGCCGACCCCTTGGCCCCGTAGGCCAGTTCTTCCAAGGCCACCAGGTCGACGCCCTCTAGTGCGCCCTCAATCTGGTCAAGCAGCGCGGTGACCCGGCGCGCCATCGCGCGCTTGCTGGTGTCGGCCTTTTTGGGGCCGGGGGCGCTGACGGTGCACACGGCCACGTCGGCCAGCCAGGGCGTGCCGGGATTGGGTCTGTTGGCGGTGTGCACGTCGGCGCGGCACAGGCCGGTCGCCGTCAGTGAGCTGTCGATACCAAGTACGCGGGGCATGGTGCCACCTTAATGCCATCGGGGTCGGTATTGTCGACGCCATGCTATTGACACTCGTCATCTATGTGCTGGCCGTTGCCCGGCTCACCCGGCTGATCAACGGCGACACGATACTGGACCCGGCCCGGCTCTGGCTGGCCACGCGGCAAAAGCAGCACTGGTCGATCGCTCACGGGTTGCAGGCCAACCTTGACCAGGCTGAGCTGTACGACCATCACCGCGACGTCGCCCGGCGCTGGCAGACGGCGCTCTACTTTGTGCAGTGCCCGTGGTGCGTGGGCATGTGGCTGACGATGGCGACCGCGTGGTTGCCGATTTACTACAGCGACAACCCGGTAGTGCGCTATGTCGGCATCGCCCTGGCGACCAGTCACCTGATCGGCGTGTTCGCTTTCGCGGCCGACACCGAAGAGGTCGACTACGAGGACGAAACCGTCAACTGACACGCTGAGCCGCTAACCTGAGCCAATGGCTGGTGCCCTTCGCGTGGTTCGTCGTCCCAAGGGGCAAGCAGCCCGGCGCACGTCGCTGACGGCAGCCAGTCAGCCGGTCACCGACTCGTCGCAGATGTTCAAGCCGACGGTTGGCGTTGGCGTCGGCACCAGCAGCAACGCCTGGCAGGAAATCGCCTGGGAAATGCTTGATCTGGTCGGTGAACTGCGCTACTACGTCGGCTGGGTCGCCGCGTCGTGCTCGCGGGTCAAGTTGATCGCCTCAGAGCTAGACGACGACGGCGTGCCGACCGGCAAGTGCAGCAACACCCGCGTGCAGGAAATCGTCGCCGCCATCGCGGGCGGTCGACTGGGCCAGGCGCAGATGATCAAGCGCGCCGTTCCCTGCCTCAAAGTGCCTGGTGAGACGTGGATAGCGATCATCATGGGCCTGCCCGGTGGGCCGCCTGCGGGCACCTGGCTGGCGCTGAGCCGCGATGAGATACAGACCAAAGGCAAGATCGTCACCGTTACGCTGCCCGACGGCAAAAAGCGTGATCTGAATTTCAACGGGGCCAACGCCGACTCGCTGTTGCGCGTTTGGGATCCGCGACCGCGCCGGGCCTATGAGCCCGACAGCGCCGTGCGCGCCGCACTTGACCCGCTGCACGAAATCGTGCGAACCACCAAAACCATTGCCAACGCCAGTAAGTCGCGTCTGATCGGCAACGGCATCGTGCTGGTGCCAACCGAGATGAGCCTGCCCACGCAGGCCACGCCGGTCAGCGCAGGCAAGCCCGGCGACCCGACGGTGCCCGTCGCCAATCAGCCTGCGGTCACCCAGCTGCAAGAGCTGCTGTTTCAGGTCGCGCAGACCGCCTACGACGACCCCGACAGCATGGCCGCGCTCATCCCGATCTTTGCCGGTGTGTCGGCTGAGCACATCAAAGACATATCGCACGTCAAGTTCGACAACGAGGTCACGGTCCTCGCGATTCAGACCCGTAACGACGCGATCACCCGGCTGGCGATGGCGCTCGACGTCTCACCTGAGCGCCTGCTGGGCCTGGGCAGCAGCACCAATCACTGGTCGGCCTGGCAGATCGGCGACACCGATGTGCAGATTCACATCAGCCCGGTCATGGAACTGCTCTGCGCGGCGATCACCAGAGACATTCTCAGCGTGGTGCTTGAGCGCGAGGGCATCGACGCCAGCAAGTATGTGCTCTGGTATGACCCATCGGGCCTGACCAGCGACCCCGACAAGTCAGATCAAGCCAGCGACGCCTTTGACCGTGGTGCCATCACCGCCGAGGCATACCGCGAGTTTTTGAACCTGGGCGACACCGGCTACGACCTGGTAAACGGCGGCCTCAAGGAATGGCAGCGTTGGGCCGCCGACCGGGTGAGCCAGGACCCGACACTGCTGCAACCGCTGATGCCGCTGCTGCCCTCAGCCATCGAAGGGCTCGACTTCCCGGTGCCGGTACCGGCGCTGCCGCCCGCGCCCGCCGACAACACCGACGTCGAGGACGACTCAGACACCCAGAGCGACGGCCAGCCCGGCAGCGCCAACGACGACCCGCCCAGCGAGCGCGAGACGCGCGCCGTCGATAACGTCAGCGCCTTTGAGCGTGTGTTTGTCACCAGGGCGCTTGACCTGGCTGGTAAGCGCCGCGTCACGCGGTCTGATCGCGGTCGGCTGTCGGCCTACAAACCGCACGAGTATCACCGCATGATGCCGCCGGTCGACCCAACCCAGATACCTGAGCTGATCAGAGGGTGGGACGACACGCTGGAAGATGCCGTCATCGAAATGATCGGTGCCGACAGCGAGGCGTTCCGCGCGCGGGTACGTGCCGAGGTACGCCGCCAGCTCACGACACAGGTGGTCAACGCCTGATGTGGCCGCAGAGCAAAGGCGAGGCGCTAGATCACACGCTGGCGGCTGAGCAGGCGATCAGCGACCTGGTGAGCGCGGCGCTGAGTCAATGGCTTGACGGGCCGCTACACCGGGAAGTCTTGCCGACCCTGGCCAGCCAGCTGGCGGCGTCGGGGTCAAGCTACAACGGCGACCCGAATCAGCCGCCACCCGATAAGCAATTTTTGCCGCCGAACATTGCGGCTTTCACATCTGCCACCAGCGCGGGGCGTTGGGATCAGTTGTCCTCAGACCTGATCCTAACGGGCCTGGCCGTCATTTGGGCGTTAGCGTTTACACAGACTCGATCCTCCCTCCACAACGGAGACGATGACGGGGTTGTCGGCGTGTCGCCCGGCGACGTGGCTGCGGTCAGACCGCCCGCCGATGTGCTCAAAGTGGTCGCGCGGGCGACGTCGATGACCCCTGACCAGATCGCTCAGGCGGTGGCTGAGACTGAGCACACCACCGGCGCGCCGACGTCGCGTAACGATCTGCTGGCTCAGTTCCAGACCTACATCAACGACATACCGGCGCTGGTCGCCCGATCGGTGCAGGCTGCGGTCAACAACCTTGACCAGGCGGCTGCGGCCGATGAGCGCCAGGTGCGCGTGACGATCAGCCAGACGATGAACCCGGCCAGCGTAGAGATGCGCGATCTGGCCCGCGACCAGGGCTATCAGGCTGCGGGCGTGCAGAACCATGCGGTGCTGGCAGCGGCACGATCAGGTGACGACGCCGACGATCTGGAAAAGGTATGGATAGCCACCATCGACAGCCGCACGCGCGATACCCACTTCGCCGCCGACGGCCAGCGGGCACCGCTGCGGGGTAAGTTCACCGTCGGTGGAGTGCAGCTTGATCGACCGGGTGACCCTACGGGGCCAGCGCGCGAGGTACGGAACTGCCGGTGTCGTGTTGGCGTGCTGGCAGCTGGCGAGACACTGCCTGACGAAATTGACCGACACACTGAGCGATTGGCTGGTCGCGATGCTACGGCGAGCCGTCGAACGGGAAGCCAGCAAGACGAGATTGACCGGCGCGCCGACAAGGGCGTGGTACGGGCGCGTGAGGACGACGACGGCATCGGCAGAACAGCATCAGGAGGTACGGAAATGGGCAACGTGACAGCAGCAGTCGGGGATCAGACCGCCGACGGCGGCACCATCGTCGCTGAGGGCATCATCACCGACGACGGCACCACGGTGTTTACCGACACCGGCGACGACACTGACGCTGAGATGTACCGCACGTTCACCGACCAGCCGGTGGCGCAGATCGGTGTGCCGACCAGCGATGGTCGCCTGATCGCCAGCGACGTCGACATGACCATGCGCGAGATGCCGCTGCCGCTCATGTGGATGAAGCAGACCGGCAGCGGTTTCGGTGGCCACACTGAGGCGTTCACCGTCGGCGTCATTGAGTCGGCCAAGGTCGACGGCGCGGTGGTCAGCGCCAGCGGCTATTTGCTCAACACGCCGGAAGCCGACGAGGCCGCAGGCGAGCTGGCCCACGGGGTCAGCGGCCCGTCGGTTGACCTGGCCGCCACCGAGTGGAAGCTGACCGACGCCGACGGCAAGGAAATCAGCGAGGAGGATTGGTACGACCTACCAATTGACGCTGAGGTCTACCAGACCATCACCGCTGCTGAGCTGATCGGCACCACGCTGGTCGCGACGCCAGCGTTCGGATCGACCAAACTGGCGCTTGACGCTGAGCGCCAGTCGCGCAACGTCGCGGTGGTCGCCAGCGCGGCGGCCGACTTCCGGCCACGGGTGTACCCGGCCCGGTTCTTTGCCGACCCTCAGCTGACCGGGCCGACGCTACCCACGATGGACGACGACGGCCGAATCTTCGGTCACCTGGCCTGCTTTGGTGAGTGCCATCGGTCGATCCAAAGCCAGTGCGTGATGGCCCCACGCAGCAAGACGGGCTACAGCCACTTTCACACCAGCCCGGCGGTACGCCTTGACGACGGCAGCAGCATTCCCGTCGGCCGCCTCACGGTCGGCACCGGCCACGCCGACGATCGCATCAGCGGGGGCGCGGCGATGGCGCACTACGACAACACCGGCACATGCTTTGCCCTGGTGCGCGTCGGTGAGGACGCACACGGTGTGTGGTTCTCAGGCGTGGCTAACCCGACGGCGACCGCTGAGCAGGTCGAGGCCGGTATCAGCGCGCCGCTGTCGGGCGACTGGCGCAGCTTTGGCGCGGGCCTTGAGCTGGTGGCGGCGCTGGCCGTTAACACGCCGGGCTTCGCGGCCCGTGGCCGTGAGGACGATCGGGGTCGCCCGGTGACCCTGGTCGCCAGCCTGGGACCGTCGCCCTTGAGCAAGACGGCACTGCGCGGCCCGTCGCTGACGCTGGCCGATATCCGCAACGCGGTCAAGGCCGCGCTGGACGAGCGCGACCGCGCAACCGAGACAATGGAACTGCTCAACCGGGCACGCTTGACCGTCGGCGACCCGCCGACACCCAATGAGGAAATCGCCGCACTACTGGGAGGCCGAAAGTGATCACTCTGGGAATCTTGCTGCTGGTGCTTTACCTGTTTTTCCGGCACCCGGTGCTGTGGATGACCGGCGGCCTGCTGCTGGTGATCGGCGTTGTGCTGATGGTGACCGCCGGTCATTACGCCTACTACTGATGGGCTGCAACTGCGGCAAAAATCGGGTCGGTGCCCGCACGACCGTGAGTGGCACTAACGGGCAAAAGGCCACGTTTCTGGGCTACCAGGTGTGCTACCCCGACGGCACCTGCACGCCCAAAGATCAGCCGATCTTTTCGATGGTCGAGTGCCGAACCAAGATTCGTGAGGCTGGCGGCGGCACGGTGCATCGGCTACTCAAGCCGGTCGCCTGATCGGGCGTTTGCACGCCGTTCTCCTAACGTCTGCGAGCAGAGAGTTACCGCTGGCTACGGGCCGAGTGACGATCGCCGAACGACCGATATGTCCGATGAGACAGGAGCACGCCAGTGCGATTCCAACTGCCTGAGCAGCTGCCCGAAACCGTAGCTGAGCTTGACGTGCTACGTGGTCAGGCCCGCGCTCAGATCAACGTCATTCAGGCCCGCCACGCTGCTGGCGAGACTTTGACACCCGACGACGCGGCTGAGCTGCGTCGGCTGCTTGAGGCTGACGACACCATCACCGCCGCCCGCGACGAGGCCGCCACGGCTGAGGCCGCGCACGCCGATGAGCTGAATGAACTGCTCAATCGCGTGCCCAGTGCCGACACCGACCAGGCCGACGACGACACCGACGCCGACGCGCAGGAGGGCGGCGAGGCTGCCGACCAGGCTGACGACGACGCTGGTGACGCCGATGCAGGCGACGGCAGTGCTGACGCCGATCAGGCCGACTCGCTGGCCGCCGGTGCGGGCAAACGCCCGGTGAGTTTTGGGGGCACCGGCAACGGTGACGCCCCTCAAGACACCGGCCCCGGCTGGCTCATGGCCCCCGGTACACCGGGGTTCAAGCCCGGCAAGGTCGGCTTCAAAGACCTGGGCCTGGCGATCGACAGCGTGCGACCCAAGAGCCTGGCGTCACGGCGGCCTAACCGTTCGCCGATGGTGCGCGACAACGTGAGCTATGACCGCCAGGTCGTGGCCACCCTTGGCCGTGAGGTCGAGCTGATCGAAGACAGCCACGCGCTGGTCGCCGCGATCGAAAAGGCCACCACCGAACTCAACGGTGAGCCAGTCACCGCGCAAGCCCTGACGGCCGCCGGTGGCTGGTGCGCACCGTCTGAGCAGCTGTACGACTTCTGCGACGTGCCCGACGCGACCGACCTGGTGTCGTTGCCGGAAATCACGATCAACCGTGGCGGCATCCGCTGGCCGGTCGAGCCTGACCTGAGCAGCATCTTTGAGTCGTTCCAGTTCTTTTTCACTGAGGTCGACCTTGAGGCTGAGGACGGCGGGGGTAACCCGACGGCGATCAAGCAATGCGTCAGCATCCCCTGCCCCGACGAGTTCGATGAAATCCGGCTCAACGCGGTCGGTTACTGCGTCGAGGCTGGCATTTTGCAGACGCAGGGCTGGCCTGAGCTGATCACTTGGTTCATGCAGCACTTGACGCAGGAGCACTTGCGCGCCATCAGCCGCCGCACGATCTTGGACGTGGTAAACGGGTCTGGTGCGCCGATCGTGACGCCCCCGGCCAGCGTCATGGGGTCGGTGGCATCGGTACTTAACAGCCTTGACCTCAACGCGACCAACATTCGGCTGCGTCGTGGTCTGAGCCGTACCGCCACCATTGAGGGCATCGCGCCGTCGTGGTTCCCGGCGGTGCTGCGGGCTGACCTGGCCTACCGCGACGGCAAGGACGCGCTCAACACCACCGACGCCGAGGTCAACGCCTGGCTGACGGCCCGCAACATTGCGTTGCAGTACGTCGGTGACTGGCAGACCCGCGACCCCGGCTACCCCGGCGCGCTCGACACGCTGGCGTGGCCTGCATCGGTCGACGTGGTGCTCTACCCGGCGGGCACATGGTTCCGTTCCATGTCGCCGGTGATTGAGCTGGGCGTTTTCTACCCGAAAGAGCAGTTGCAGGTCAACCGCTACACCCGGTTCTTCACTGAGGACGCCATCGCCGTCGGCCGTCGCTGCAACGTCAGCGTCGTGTCGCGCATCCCGCTGGCCGTCACTGGTGCGATCGGGCCGCGTATCGACCTGACCAGCTACTACACCACGGCGCGCAGCACGCTGACGATCGGCGATCAGGAAACTGAGGTTCCGATCACCACAGCGGGCAGCCAGACCAACGTGCCGGTGACCAAGACGCTGGCGACCAGTGGCACCCCGACTGCGGGCACCGTCGACATTCACGTCGGCACCCTGACCGCAACCGGCGTGGCATGGAACGCCAACGCCGCAACGGTCAAGGCCGCGATCGTGGCTCTGGACACCGGGTTCGGTGCGAACGACTTCACCGTCACCGGCGGCCCGTTGTCGACCGCACCGTTGCAGATCACGTTGCCGCAGGAGGCTGGCGCTCTGAGCGTCACGCCGCACCTGACCGGCGGCAGCGCGACTGTCTCGTAAGGTCGCATAACAGCAGACTGAAGGCGGGTGACGTGGACAAACATGAGGCCGTCCGCGTCGCCCGCCTTCGCCTTTTTGACAGGAGCGCAGCATGACGTCACCGCCTGGCGTTTCGCCGATCGACACCGACCTGCCCGTACTGGGCCAGGACGGCCTGTCGACGCTGACCACGCCGATGCCTCTGCCGTCGATTCCGTTCGACGCCCCGCTGGTGAGCCCGGCGCAGATCGGCCTATACCCCCTGGTCGACTGGGACGAGGCCAACGGCCCGTCACGGTTCCTAGGTGAGGGCGTCTACGTGCGGCCGTTCAACTACGGCGGCGCGGCGGCGTTTGGCATCTGGGGCGCGGCCTGGTGCGGCGACGTCGAGCAGATCACCGTGTCGGGCACCGGCGGCACCTGGACCTACACCTACGATGGCGCACCGACCGGCGCGCTGGCCAACAACATCAGCGTCGACAACCTGCAACGGGCGATCGACGCGCTGCCCAACGTCGATGACGGCCAGGTCTACGTCAGCAGCCCCGGCGCGGGTGTCTACCTGGTCAGCCACAGCATTCCCGGCACGACCAGCGTCAATGGCGCTAGCCTGACCGGCCCGGCGGCGGGGGCTAAGACTGAGCCCGTGCGCAAGCAGGGCGAGCGCCCAGAGGACGGTGACCCGTTCCCGCCGATCACCGCCTGGGGCGCTGACGAGTGTGGGCCGGGCCGCGACAGCGAGGCTGAGCAGATCGTGCGCGCTCAGCAGAACCTCAAGCTGCTGGAACCGATCGCCGTCGAGCGCGAGCTGGCCGAGCGGATGCTGGCCGACGCCGCCGCCAACAGCGCCATCGCCACCCGCAGCAGGCTGGCCAGTGGTATTGCCTACCTTGAGGGCCTGCTGGCCGAGACGGGCACCGTGGGCATCATTCACGCCAGCGCGCAGTGGGCGGCGATCGCCGCCAACCAGCAATTGCTGCCCTACCAGCAGACCGTCGGGCTGAAAACCCGCCTGGGTCACCAGTTTGCCTTTGGCGGCGGCTACGTCGACGGCCTGGGCCTGACCCTGGTCGCGACGTCGGCGGTCTACGGCTGGCGCGACACCGTGATGGTGCGCACTGCCATGTCGTCAAGCCCGTATGACAACCGGGTTATTGCCATCGCAGAGCGTAGCGTTTGCGTTGCTTATGAGGAACTGATCGGCGCAGTCACCATTCCGTCGACCGAACTGGACTAGGAGAGGTCATGCCTACTGGTGTTGAGACATACATCGCTGACGGGTTCGCCACCGTCGACTTTGTAAACCCGTCGCTGCGTGGCCCCGGCCTGGCCAAGCTGGCCGAGATTGGCGGCGCTGAGTCGGTCGAAACGATCACCCGCGACGGGCCGCGCCGCAAGTACCGCGTGCCTGAGGGCAACGCCCGCGAGGCGGGCCTGGTCGACACCCCGATTGACACGGCGGTGCGCGGTGACGCGGGCTGGGCGCAGGCACTCGCCGACGCCGACCCGATCGCCGACGGCGGCGAGTTTCGACCCGACGTGCCGTCGGTCAAGGGCGCTAACGACGCCGGGCCGGTACAACAGGCTCAGGTCGTCTCTAATCAGTCGGTGAGCACCACAGAGTCAGACGCACCGGCACCGGCCGTTGCCGTCGCACCGGCTCACACAGAGGTACAGGCGGCCGTCAAAAAGGCGCGGCCCAAGCCCGTCAAGCGGGCACCCGCAAAGCGACCTGGTAAATCAGGCGCACCCACGATCGCCGCCCAAAAGGCGGCGCTGGCCACCGACCCGCAGTCACGGCCAGAGGTCACATCGGAAGCAGAGGGTAAATCGTGACACAGCCTGCCAGCACGGCCGGTCTGCCGACTGAGTTCTCGGCGATCAAAAAGGCCGTCATCAACGTCCTGACTTTGATCGTCGCTATCGGGGCACCGACGCTCGACTACCTGGGTGTCATTCATGTGCCCGGCAACGTGGTGCTGATCTTCTCAGGTGTCATCGGCGTCGCCGGGACGATCTTGCACTACCTGGTGCCCAACACGACCACCAACCCGGCGGTTGCGGCAGCTCAGTCGGTCAAGCTTGTCTCCCCGAGCGTCGCAGCCTAACGGCTGTGACAAGCCCCTGGAACGGGCCAAGGCATCGGAGTTGGGCCAGTGACACGATCATCACGGCCGTCATGTTTCTCGTCGTCCTACTGGCGACGGTCATCACTGACGCTCTGAATGGCCCGGCCCCGGCACCGACTTACCTGACAGGTCTGCTGGGTGCCACGGCGACGGCATTTTTTGCCGCCGCCAGCAGCGACAAAAACAAGCGTGAGCGCGAGGTCAGCGACACCGCGACCCGCGCTGAGTCAAAAGCCGACACGGCGCTTGGCCAGTCGGCGGCGGTGAGCAGCATGGCTGACAGCGTTCTCGCAGTTCAAGAGCGCCAGCTGCTCGCTGAGCGGGCCGCATTGCAGGCGATGTATGACGCGGTGGAGGCCAAAGAGGCACAGGGTATTCCGGTACTTCGGGAAACCCGTGTGACGATCGAGCAGATGGAACGTCAGATCAAGCTGCTCGACGCGGAGGTCGAGCAACGGCGTGCTCATGCCAGCTCGCCAGCCGAGCACGCCCAGGTCGATCTGGGTGATTCAGGTGGTGAGCCGTGATGACGTCGGTTCTACACACCTACGTCTACTCAGGGCCGCCCGCTGTCGGGGCGCTGGTGGCCCTGATTGTGTGGCACATTTACTGCCACCAAAAAGCCAGGTGGGAGGACCGTCACCACCCGTTGAGCGACGGTCAGAAGCACTACGTCGCGCACATGAACCGGGTCTGGGTTTCCGGTGTGGTGGGCGTGTTGGTGATCGGCTATGTGCTGCTGACCGCCCAAGAGGCGCAGGATCAGGCGGTCGCCGTGGCCAAAGACGCCGCGCGGTGCTGGTCTGAGGCGTACAGGTCAACCAAGGCCCAGATCGACCTCAACGCGCAAAACGACAAAATCAGTCGCCAGCAGCAGCAATTGCAGCGTGACTACGACCGCGACACGTCGGACTGGCTCAAGGATTTGGTTGCCCCGCCCGGTGAGCTGGCGGCGCAAGACACCAACAGCCCGGCGCGGCAGCTGTACGGTCTACAACGCACCGCCGTGTACCAATCGCAGATTGATGACTTAGGCCGTCAGTTCGACACGCTGGTGGCTCAACGGGTGAAGCTTGACGAGGAGCGTCAGGCCCATCCTCTACCGTCTGTGACATGCGGAAAGTAATTCTTGCCCTGCTGATGTTTGTCACGGCGCTGGGCTTTATGTCGTCACCCCCGGCGCACGCCGACTACTTCCAATACCCGTGCAACTACCCTTTCGTCGGCACCAGTTTCGACGCAAAGCTGCTGGTAGTCGACGCGGGCGGGCAATTCTGCGACGGGCCGACTGAGGTCAACTGGACCCACTATCACTGCTGGTCAGGTGGTGCCACCGTCAACATCGGGGCGTTTGCCTTTGCGCCGGTCGGCCCCCTCTCACTGGGTGGGTTCGGCGGCAGCGGTGCTGGCGGCAATGGCGGCCAGTGCCGTTACGTGTGTCCCGATGGGCTCATCGCTCCGTTTCCCAATCCCCCGGCCGCGTGGATCAAAGAGCTGCATTTGGATCCCAAAAAAAATGACTGCGTGGGCCACGCGGGGATTCGGGGCGACACCAGCACGCCGCTGGCCAATCAGCTGCCCGGCAACATGCAGCCCGGCGAAGACCCGCCGCCCGGCGTAGCGGTGCCCGCGTTCCCCGGCGGCCTGCCTGAGGGCGAGCACAACCCCGACGCCAAGCCGGGACCGCCACCGGCCACGCCACCAGGCGTGCAAGGCCCCGACGGGCCACCGATGCCCAGCGGGCACCCAGTCACCCCTGCGGGCGGCGACGACGCGCCGTCTCCGTTGACGCCTGGCTCACCGATGGCGCTGCCGTAACTGCACGGCCGTTCCCTAGTGTCACTACCAGCCTCATCGGACAACTAGGAGGACCGGGCCGTGTCCCAATACCCACTCGTATTTGGAGTGAAGTTGCGGCTGACCAAGGTGAACAGCTGCGGTCTACCGCTGGCCGGTAATGGCAACCGCATCGTCACCAAGGGCTTTGTCACCGCCAACTTCACCCCGCAGATGAAAGACGCTGCTGACCTTGACCAGAACAACGCCGAGGGCCTGATCTGCGTCACTGAGCGCACGGCCCCTCAGCGCAAGCGATGGAACATGGCGCTGGAGCTCTGCAACGTCGACACCGGCGTGATCGCACTGCTCACCAGCTGGGAGCAGCTGCTTGACTATCTCGACAACCCAAACGGGTTCCAAGACTCTGAGTCGGTGGAATCTGAGCTGGGTGTCGCCATCGAAATCTGGACCGGCGGCAAGGCGGCCGATGACTGTCCGGCACCGACGACCGACGACATTTTCACCAACCCTGGCACCGGCAAAAAGTACGGCTACACGCTGGCCTTTGGCACCGAGTTCCAGCTGGGCAATGTCAACATCGGCGCGCAGGTGTCGACCCTGACTCTGACCGGCATCACCTTTGCCGGGCCGCAGTGGGGTCGTGGCCCGTACAACGTGGCTCAGATCGACGGCAACGGCACCGCAGGCCGGATGCTCACGCCGACCAACAACGACAGCCATCTGCGCATGTTCCGCACGCCGATCGCGCCGCCCGATGACACCCCGGCGGGCGTCCCGGCCGCACTGGCGATCGACACCTTGTTCACCGCGCCGAACTTCTACTTTGGTGGACCGGCCAACGCGGCCCCCGCCGACGTGGCACCGGAGCAAGGTTCGTCCGAGGGCTGGAATGTCAGCTTCGGTGCGGCGAGCGCCGGTACCGGCACGCTGGTGGTCGATGGTCTACCGACCGCGCCTATCGCCTTCAACGCCAACGCGGCGGCCGTCAAGGCGGCCATCGTGGCGCTGGACGATGGGCACACCGCCAACGACGTCACCGTCACCGGCGGCCCGCTGCCCGCAGCGGTGCACGTCGCCACCGATTGGGATGCCACCGTGGAGCCCGGCACTGCGACCGGCCTCACCGGCGGCACGATCACGGTCACGCCGACCGCCTGACCCGCTACCACGCGGTAAACGACGAGCGCCGGGCGATCCCCGGCGCTTCGTCGTTTTCGCCCCCTGACCCGTTAACCTGATCGCATGGCGTTCACCTGGGATATCGACCGCAGCGCGTTCCCGCCGCTGCCGACGCTGAGCGACCCGCCTACCCCGACTGAGCAGGCCGCCTACGACGAGGCGCTGGCAATCCAGAGCGGGTCTGAGGACGTCGCCGTCGCGGTGCTCTGGGCGCTGTCTGGCCGCCAGTACGGCCTCAACGACGTCACGGTGCGGCCGTGCCGATCTGAGCGCAGCTTTGGCATGGGCAGCACCAGCGGCCTGGGCTACCGCGACGGCTACGCCTATGGCGGCCTGGGCAGCGTGTTTTGGAACATGTTCATCTGGAACGGCGACGACTGGCTGGCCGACGGCAGCCTGGGCTGCGGCTGTGTCGGCCAGTGCCGGGTCAGCGGCCCGCGCATGATCCACCTGCCCGGCCCGGCGCAGACGATCACCAGCGTCACGATCAATGGCACCGTGCAGGATGCGTCGACCTACACCCTTGAGGGTGACGTGCTCTATCGCATCGGCGCGGTCTGGCCGTTCCAAGACTTGGGCCGCCCGGCCGGTGAGCGTGGCACTTGGACCGTCGAGTACCAGCGCGGCATCCCGGTGCCCAACGGCGTCGCCCAATTGACCGGCCAGTTGGCCCTTGAGATGTTCAACGCGGTCAAAGCACCGGCAAAATGCCGACTGCCGCGCAACGTGGTGGCGACGTCGCGCAACGGTGTCACCTACCAGGTCTATGACCCGACGACGTTCTACGAGGCGGGCAAGACGGGTATGCCCGAGATCGACCTCTGGCTGATGAGCGTCAATCCCAATCACATCATGCAGGCCCCGAGCGTGCTATGACGTCACCGCCTGTCTGCGTCGACCCGGCCAGCGACGTCATCGACGCCTTTAAGGCCGGGCTGCTGGCCGCCTACGACGTCGGCTCAGCGTGCCCGCCTGATGGCCTCACAGCCACGCCGCCGGTGTACTTCTTTGGCGGCGAGAGTGCACCCCTTGAGGCGTGGAACGCGCACAGCACCGACCCCGGCTGCGACGTGCCGTTTCTCTGGGTGCGGTTTGCCGGGCGGTATCAGACCCGCCGGTTCCCTGAGCCGGTCAGCGACGTGGTGGACTGCGACATACCCAGCGCGATGGAAGTCGAAATCGGCGCGGGCTGGTGCTGCGTGATCGCCAGCGACGCGGCCCCCGCCGACTACGCCGTCGACGCCGAGAAAAGTCTGATCAACAGTTGGCGCATCGAACGTGCCCGGTGTGCGGCGATGGCGACACTCCGCGCCAAGGACCACAAAGTCGCCATTGACCTGATCACGCCGTATGGTCCAGAGGGCGGGATTATGGCGTGGATGACGCTCACCCGCGTGTCGATCTAGGAGGTAATCGTGACTCAGATGGTCACCATTGAGGGCAGTGTCACCCCGTCGTCTGAGCTGCCCAAGGGTCAGCGCCAGACGGTGCAGTACACCGATCGCATCGCGCGCCTGGTCGAGCGTGGCTACGTCGTGATCGTTGACGGCCCGCACGACACCGACGCGCCCGTCGAGACTGAGCTGACGCCGATCCCCGAGGCCAACCAGCTGCCGCCCGCCGACGGGCAGCTGCACACGGCTGAGGGCACCGGCGAGGTCAACGTCGGCGTTGAGGCTGAGCCTGACGGCAGCTGGCATGAGCTGGCCCCGCAACACCCCGACGAAAGCGCACAGCCACACGATGGCTGAGGCTCACGCCCACGCTGAGTTCCACGTAGACGAGGCGGCGCTGAGCGGGGCGATACTGCCGATCTTGACCCGCAAGGGCAACAGCCTGGTGCGGCGCACAGCCAATCAAGCCAGGGCTGACGTGCCAGTGCGCACCGGCAACATGGGTCGCACCATCGGTGAAGACCCCGTGCGACCGACTGGGCCATTCAGTGTCAGCGGTGGTGTGCACGCCGGTGGCCGCCAAGCGCCCTACACGATCCCGGTACATGAGGGGTCACGCCCGCACAAGATTCGCGCCAGGCGCGCACCGATGCTGCGGTTTTTCTGGGAGCGCGTCGGCCGTAACGTCGCGTTCCGGTCGGTCAATCACCCCGGCGTCGCGGCGCGACCGTTCCTGCGCAACGCGGCGATCCGCACAGTGGCGACCGATCCTGACGTCAAGATCGGCTGATCAACGTCGGCGCGGTGGTATTGTCGCGCCGGATAACTCCTGATGAAGGGCCTCAAATGACACAACCAAGCGGGTCAGTCCCGTTGACCGATGACCAGGTGTTCGGCCAGCAGCAGCCACGCCCCGTCGAAGACCTGGTAGCTGAGTCGCAGGGCCAGGCCAACAACGCGCCGATCGTGCAGCTCGACGCTGAGGTCGCCAGTGCGCCGTCGCTTGACCCGGTGCCCAGCGCGCCGCCGCCAGCGCCGACCCCGCCCGCGCCGCCGGTCGCCGACCCGACGCCCGCGCCGGTCGACCCTGAGCCAGAGGTCATCCCGGCTGAGCAGCCGACGACCACGGCGGGTGTCGACTGGTCGCAGAGCGAAATTCAACCGGGCACTGAGCTGGCGGTGCCCTCCAACGTCGAGATGGAAGTCTGGACCAACGACGAGCCGTGGGAGCACGAGACGATCGAGTTTCGTGGCGACACGCTCAACGTGCGTCGGCCCACCGACCAGGCGTTGGCGGGGTTGTCACTGAGCAGCAGCAAGTACGTCAAGATGACGACCCGCAACGACATTACGGGCCTGTTTATCGCGCGCCACCTGTCGCCGCAGAGCTACGATCGCGTGTTCGCCAGGCTGATGGACCCCGACGACACCGGCTACACCGTCGAGACGATCGGCGAACTTATGGGCGAGATAGTCGGTAATCGCTAGGCCAATAACGGCAGCTCTCTGCGTTAACCTGATCCGGTGGACGTCGGCAAGCTTCAGATCACCGTTGATCTAAATGCTGACGACCTGGCCGCCGAAATCACCAAGGCGGTAGAGAAGCAACTAGAGCCTGTTCTGGTCAAGATTCGTGAGCAGATCAACGCCACGGCCCGCGACCTCAACAAGATCAACGGCAAGCAGTTTGTCGAGGTCGCGGTCGACGCCAAGGCGGCGCAACAGGCCGTCGACGCGCAGGGCCGGGCGTCGGCCAAGGCCGCCGTCGAGAATGAGGCCAACGCTGAGGCGTTGAAACGACTGGCCAAGGCCGAGGCCGAGTTCAAGGCCGCGCAGGCGTCGGGCGACATGGTGGCCCGCAGCATGGCCATGTCAAAGCTGACGCAGGCGATGAACGACTACGAAAAAGTCACCGGCCGCTCAGCCACAGCCAGCCGTGACTTCGCCGCTCAGGAGGTCAAAAACCTAGACAAGGTGGGCGTGGCCGCCGAGCGCAGGGCGACGGTCAGCAAGCGCACAGCTACCGCTCAGGTCGCCAACAACAAAGCCATCCAAGACGCGCTCAACAAGACGGCCGACGTCGCCGAGAAGGCCGCTGAGCGCCGCGCTAAGTCTGAGGCCAAGGTTCGCGATGAAATCGACAAAACTGAGGCCAAGCTAGACGCCGCCGCTAAGCGTGCCGCTGAGCGCGCAGCGGCCGAGGCCGCTAGGGGCGGTGGCGGCTCAGGCGGTGGTGGGTCAGGCGGCGGCGGCGGGTCGCGCGGCGGCGGTACCGGCCTCTATGGGGGCCGCAACTTTGTCACCCGGTTTGCCATGAACCCGATCGGTGCCAACGCCATCGGGCTGGGCCTGGCGGGCATCCCGGCGGCGACGCTGGTCATCACCGACATGACGGCGGCGCTGGGTCAGCTGGCCAACGCGGGGCTGGCGGTGCCGGGCATTTTTGCGGGTATCGGGGCCAGTGCGGGCACGCTGGCGCTGGGCCTGTCGGGGATGAAAAAGGCGGTCACCGACCTCTACACCGCGATCAACGAGGACGATCCCAAGGCGCTGCATAAGGCCAACATTGAGATGCAACAGCTGGCCCCGGCGGCGCGCGAGACGGCTACAGCTGTCGCCCAGCTGGCCGCCGGGCCGCTGACCGACCTCAAAAAGTCGGTGCAGGGCAAGATATTCGACGGCGTGGCCGGTGAGATTGACCAGCTGGGCGGTGTGCTGATCCCGCGCCTCAACACCGGCATGGGTCAGACCGCGACGGCGTGGAACAAGACGATCAAAGAGATGGGCCGCACCGCAATGAGCGGTGGCAATCTCAGCCTGCTTGACCAGATATTCGGCAACACCGCGTCGGCGCAAAACCGTGCCGACGCTGCGATCGCGCCGCTGACCCACGGCCTGGCCCAGCTGGCGACAACCGGCACCGCATTCCTGCCGCGCCTGGCCGACGGGCTGACCAAGGTGAGCACGCGGTTCGACAATTTCATCAGCAAGTCGGCGGGCAACGGCGACCTTGACAAGTGGATCGACTCTGGCCTGACCGGCATGACGCACCTGGGCGACGCCGCGATCAACCTGGGCAAGACGCTAGAGGGCATTTTCAAAGCCGACGGCAGCCGCAATTTCCTAGAGTGGCTAGACAAGGCCACCCAGCGGTGGGCTCAGTTCACCAACAGCACCAAGGGTCAGGAACAGCTCAAGGCGTTTTTCAAAGAAGCCGCCGACGACCTGCACCGATGGGAGCCGGTGCTGGGCAACCTGTTCAAGCTGCTGGGCCAGGTGATCGGCGGCGCGCAGGCGTGGTCGCAGATCATGTTGCCGTTTTTGCAGTCGGCCAGCTCACTGCTACTGCACATGCCCGGCGCGGTCAGCCTGATCACCGCCGCATTCTTGGCGTGGCGGACGACGGCCGGAATCACCAGCATCATCACCGGCCTGAGCAAGATGGCCAACCTGCTCGACATGATCCCCGGCAAGGCCAAGGCCGCCGGGGCCGCGCTCGACGCTGAGGCGGTCGAGAGCGATATCGCGGGCAGCGGTGGCATAGGCGGCGTGGGAGGCGGCGGTCGACGCGGCGGGCGAGGCGGCGGCCGGGCGGGTCGCTTTGCCCGTGGTGCGGCGGGTGTCGGTGGCTTTATCGGCTTGGATCAATTGTTCCAAGGGGCCGATCCCGGCAATGACAGCGGTCACGGCGTCGGCGGCTGGCTGCAAGCGATTGGCGGCGGGGCCGGTACCGGCGCGATGATCGGTGCGATGATCCCCGGCCTGGGCGAAACAGGTATCACGGAAGCGGTCGGCGCGGCCATCGGGGCAGCGGGCGGTGCTCTGATCAAAGGCATTACCGAGCTGTTTCGCTCTCAGAGCGGTCCCAAGCCGCTGGTGCCGGGGGCACTGGTGGGCGACGACTATCAGCGCGCACTGGCTCAGCAGGTGCAACCCAACGCTGGGCCGGGCGGCATCCCGTGGAACCAAAAGCTCATTGACGAGACGATTTACGGCAGCAGCGGTAGTTTCGACCCGCGCCAGTCGGTGTTCTCACAGCTCAACGCGGGCGACGCCAACTACAACTCGATCTTGGCTGAGATGCAAAAGGGTGGTCAAGGCGCATACAGCGCGCTACCTGGCCTCACGCCGGAAAACTCTCAGCAATATCTCGACAAGATTGTGAAGCAGGCTAAGGATTCCAGCGCGGCGCTCGACAGCCTGGGCGACGCGATCACCACGCTGCCGACGGGTGAGGTCGTCATTAAAGACCCCACACAGCAAATCCTTGACCGGGTGCACCAACTGGGCGGTGACCTGCAAGCCCTGCCTAGCGGGCTGGTCGCGGTCAACACCACCCAGCTTGATGCCGCTCAGCACAAGATTGACGACATTGCGGCCAAGATGGGCCAGTTGTTCCCTGGTCTGCCGACCCCGCCGGGCACCCCGGCTACACCTGCCCCGCCGGTCAATCAAGGTCCACTGCCCGGCGTGCTGGGCCTGATGGGCGGTCGCGCCGGTGGCGGCATCATCCGGCGTTTCGACGCGGGTGGTGAGGGCGACCCGTCGGGCGGTAGTCCGTGGCGCGTCGCCGCTCAGATCGGATCGCAGTTCATTGACGAGGCCACGATGGTGGCTATCAAGATGGGCCAGGGGATGATGAAGGGCGGCAGTGGTGCACTGTCGTCGGCCGCCAACGTCGCGGGCAAGGTCATCGGCCCGCTGGGCATCGCCGCCCCGTTTGTTATGGATGCGATCGACCCGCAGGCGCGCACCACGATGGGCGACACGACGCCGCTCAACCGGGGTAAGGCGTTGCCCGACAGCTCATTTGCCGGGATGCTGCCGGGCTACACACCCGGCGCAGACACGATGACGTTGCCCCTGTTCGGCGGCGGCAAGTACGCGCTCAGCGGCGGTGAGGGCGTCGTCATCCCCGAGGCGATGGCCGCGCTTGGCCCCGACTGGCTCTACCAGCTCAATAGCCAGTTCCGGCCCGGCCTACCACGGGGCAACTATGCAGGCGGCGGCATCCTGGGCCGGTTCGCGCCGGGCGGTGGTGGCAAGGGGCCGGTCATGCCGTTTGACCCGTTCCGCGTCGGGCCTAGTGTCGACAGCCCACAAAACAGCACTGAGAATCTGCTGCTCAACATCCGTAATCTGTTGGGCGGCACCGCTTATGGTCCGCTGACGCAGATGCAGTACAGCAGCCAGATTCAGCAGCAGTATTTGCAACAGATCGCCAGCGGCGGCACGCTGCCCGGCACGCTGCCGCCGGGCACGACGCCTGGCCGCATTGGGCCGTTTGGCACACCCATTGCGCCGATCAACAAAAAGTACGCCGCCATTGCCGGTGCAATCCGCGCGTGGGGCGGCGACCCGACCCTGTTTCTTGGGCCTGACCCGGTGCAGTTTGCCCAGCAAAAATCGTCGGCGATCATGCAGACGCTCACGCAGGCGGCCGGTCAGCCCGGCGGCCTATCGTCGCTGACGCGGCCCGTCGACCCGCAGGCGTACACCGACGCGCTGACCAAATTTGCCCAGACGGGCGTGCTGTCGCCTGAGCTGAAAGCACTAGGGATAGATGCCAACAGCCCGATCATCGGTGCGCTGCAAAGCGCCCGCATGGAAAAGGGACCGACGCGCGATCAGATACCGGCGATGATCGCGCAGTCACTACAGCCCGGCGGCTATACCGGCCAGCTCACCGATGAGAACAAGGGCCTGCTGGGCGCGCTGGGCGAGTTCCGCAAGGGCGTCGACCAGACGGCGATACAGCGTCAGCAGCAGAACTTGTCGCTGGCGGGAATCATCCCCGGCGGCGTCGCGGGTCTACCCGCCTATCTGGCAGAGCACCCTGAAGTGCTGGCTCAGGTGCCCGGCCTGATGCCGACCGGCGGCGTGCCGGGCGGTGGCGCTGGTGGCTTGAACTGGGACGCGCTGGCCGGTGCTGAGGCAGGCGGCAACTGGGCCAACCGTACAAACCCCGGCCAAAAGTACCTGGGTGGTTTGCAATTCGACGCGGGCACCTGGGCACAGTACGGCGGTACGCAATTAGCGCCTGACGCGGCCAGCGCCACCAAAGAGCAGCAGATACAGGTAGCGATGAACGCGCTGCGTGCGGGCCGCACCCCGGCGTCGCTCTGGCCGCAGAACTACGGTCTGTTGGGTGCGCCGGGCGGCGGTAACGTGCCGGTCAACGTCGATGCCCTTGCGCCTGCACCGGCGGCGGCACCGCCAGGCGGCTACCCGCAGATGCCGCCCCTGATGCCCGCAGCCAGTCCCAACGCGCCGACGACTGGCATGGGGCCGCCGACGGTGCCACCGGGCCAGACGGCCTACTGGACGCCTCAAGGCTGGCTGCTCAACGGTCAGGTCATCCCCGGCGCAGCGCCCGGCCCCGGTCAACCACAGTCGATCACGGGTGGCGCTCCCGGTGCACCCGTACCGCCACCGGCCACGCCGGTCGTACCGCCGCCTGGGCCGCCGGTAATCACCGCGCAGCCACCGGCCGGTGCGCCGGGTGGCCCGCAGGTCATCGTGCCGCCAGGCACGACGTCACGGTGGCACGTCGTCACGCCGGGCACTGCACCTGGCGGCATCGCGCCCGGCATGCCCGTAGTACCGCCCCCTGCGGCCCCTGGCGCACCGGCGGCCGTTCCCGGTATGCCCGCCGCGCCAGCGGCGCTACAGGGGCAGGCGCTCAATCTGGCGACTATCCCCGTGGCCGCGCAGAAGTACGCCAACGACTGCATCGACGCCTCAGCACGAATCATCCTGTCGCACTCCGGTGTCAACATGACTGAGGATCAGCTAATGGGCGTGATCGCGCCCGGGGGCACGATCGACTCTCAGGCCGCAGGTTTGAACCGGCTCAACCCGGCGGGCGGCTATCGCGCGCTGGCTGGCTCAGGCGGCAGCGCAGCGGCATTGTTCAACGCCGTCAAGGGAGCCATCGACACCGGCACCGGCGCGATCCTCAACGTGGCACCGGGCAGCTCAATCGCCGGTCGCAACTTCTCAGATGGGCATTTCATCGCCGCGACGGGTTACAACCCCGACGGCACGATCAACCTGTCTGACACCGCGCGCGGCGATCAGTATTCGGTATCGGCGCAAGACGCTTTCCAAGCGACGCAGGGGCGCGGCATTGTCTACGGCACAGGTCAGGGGCCGGGCGCAGTACCGGGGACGCCCTCTCCGTTAGCCGGTGGACCCGGCAGCCCGGTCAGCCCCTACGGCCCGTCGAGCGGCGCGTTTGGCGCTGGCGGCGCGTTCGGCGGTGGCGGAGGCATCGTGCCCGTGGCCGTGACCAACTGGCCCGGCATGATGGGCGGCGGCGTCGGCGGCCTGCCCGGCACGCCCGGCGTCGGTGGTATCTCACCGCAGACGGCTGCCGGTGTGCAGATGGGCCTCAACGCGGCGGCCCCGGTGCTGGGCGCGGCGGGCAACGTCGGGGGCCAGGTCGCCGGTGATGTGATCACGGCCGCGCCGTCGGCGTTCCAGAGTGTGCTTGAGACACCGGCCGGTATCAACGCGCCCTCGGTGCGCGCGGTCAGCGCGGCCAACGCGCACAACCCGATACAGGCGATCCTCGCGGGCATGGGCATCGACATTCCCGACATGACCCGAGCGGGGTCTAACGCGGGCGGCAACTTTGCTCAAGGCGGCGGGTTCGACTCTGAGGGTCGGCTGCTGAGTGACACGACTGAGCTGTACCGGCGCACCAGCTCTGACCTCAACGCAACGCTGATCGGCCTGAAGGATCAATTTGTCGGCGGCCTGACCAGCGTCAGCAACAAGCTCAACAAAGACGCCGTGGTGCCCGCCGTTACCGCCGGTGTGTCGGCCGGTATGGGCGCGATCCCCGGCGCGGTGCTGGGCGCGATGGGCGGCGCGCTGGGTAACGGCATGGCTACGCCGATCGCGGCGGCAGTGCAGGCCGGGTCAGGCAGCAACAGTGGCACCGCCAGCGACCTATCGGCGCTGCCCTACACCGGGGCGGCGGCCCTGTTCAAAGGGCTGGGCACCATCGGTGCGGCAGAGGGCGGCGGTCTGACGGGCGGCATGAAAGGCATGGACAGCATCCCGATCATGGGTATGCCCGGCGAGTGGATGCTGACCACCGATGAAGTCGACAAAATGGGCGGCTTCGCAGGCGTCGAAAAGTTCACCACCAACCTGAAAAAGTCGAACGGCATTCGCTATATGGCGACCGGCGGCTCAGTGCTCAGCAGCGGGACGGTGCAGCCCAGCAGCGGCGGCGTCAACCCCGGCACCGCCGGTACCGGCACGGCCGGGCTGGGCGCTGACTTCTTTGGCGTCAGCCAGATACCGATTCTGGGGCCGATACTCGACATTTTGCTCAACATCTTGCTGGCGATGATGGGCATAAACATCACCGTGCGCGACACGATGAACGACCTCAGCGACAACTTCCGGCAGTTCCGTGGCGACAGTTTCAAGGCGTTCGACGCGCAGGGCCGACTACTCAACGACACCAGCGGTCTGATCGACCGCACGACCACCAGCACCGACGAGGCGACCCAGCAGCGGATCCAAATTCTGACCAAGGTGCTGGAAGGGGTCATTAGCTACATCATCAACAAAGTGGTCATCCCGCTGGCTGAGGCGGTGGGCCAGGCGGCGATCAACGCGGCAGCGTCGGCCGGTGGTGGCGCGCTCAACGCGATCGCGCCGGGTGCCGGGTCGGCCGCCGGTGCCGCCGCGTCGGCGCTGGGCGACGCCAGCGTGCAGATCGCCGGGCAGATCGGTACTGACTTCTGGGGCGCGGCGGTGCCCGCCATCGGCGACGCCATCGCTACCGGCCTGATCCAAAACGGTGGCAGCTGGCTTGACAGCCTGTTCGGTGGGTACAGCTGGGGCGGGTCGGTACCGACGGGCACCGACACCGCGCTCAACGGTGCGATGGCGGGCGGCCTGGCGGGCTTGCTGGTGCCGCTGCTGGGTCTGGGCGGCCTGGCGGTGACCGATGCCAGCGGCGCGCTGTTTGACAGCGGTGGCCTGGCCAATGGCACGGGCCTGATGCCCAAGGCGACGATTCAGCCTGAGCGCGTGTTGGACCCGACCACCACGTCGAATTTCGAGAGACTGGTCGACGTACTGCAAGGCGGTGTCAACATGGCCGGGCAGAGCACGACGACGGTGCACGCGCCGATCACCGTCATGGGCAACGCCGAGGCCGGGCAGAATGTACGAAACTCACTGCTCAGCCTGATGACTTAGGAGGGCCATGCCTTTTCGCGGGTACTTCGCCCTCAACGGCGTGGAAATTTCCAACAGCAGCCGTGTCGTCGCTCACCTGACCAAAGACGTGCCGACTGATGACTCAGTGTTCGGTCTGGCGGCCGGTGGCGATTGCAGCCAGACGCCCAACCCCGACGACCCCGGCCTGGGCCTGCTGCCGCCCAGTGAGGTCGATCTGGGTAACGGCCTGGGCACCGTCGCCAACGGCACCCGGCTCTATGACCCCGGCCTGGGCATCGTCGGCGACTGCTGGCAGCCGTCGGCGTTTTGCGGCTGCCGCGACCAGATTCAGTACGACGACAGCTGGCCCGGCTTGCAGGACTACATCGGCGACTCGCCGTACCGGGTAGAGCTGGCCCCCTGGTACAACAGCCGACTGCCGCAGAGCGGTGAGTTCGGCGGTATCTGGGTGATGGACGCCAAGGGATTCGGCCCGCTGACCGTCAACCGGGCCGTCACTGAAAACATCGGCAGCGGGGCCAGCGCCGGGCCTAACCGCGACACGTCACGCAAGCTGACGTTTGACGCGCTGCTGCTGGCCTGCACCAACGCCGGGCTTGAGTACGGCCTGCAATGGCTGGCGTGTGAGCTGCGCTCGACCATCGGCCGGGCCGACTCAGTGCTGATGTATTTCACCGCGCATCCGCAAGACACAGCCGCCAACGCCAACACGCTGGTGCGCGAGCTGCACGGCGTCGTGATGACGGGCTCGCCGACGATCACCGCCCAGAGTCAGGCTGGTAAAAAGCCCTGGCGTCAGGCTGACCTTTACCGGGTCAGCTGGGAGCTGACCGTGCTCAATCCCTACGTGTTTTTGCCGGTCATCGACCTGGGCACCGTCAGCTGGAAGACCATTGCCGTCGAGCCGATCACCTGGGCGCACGCCCCGATGTGCGCGACGCCGCCCAGCTGCGACCCGATGCCGGTGCTATTCAGCGACACCTGCCCACCTGAGACGATCAACGTCGGCACCAATACGCCGCCGCCGGTGTGCGGCGGCTGTCTGCCGGTTTGCGCGATCGACCGCTACACCTACGCGATCCCGTCGCTCAGCGAGTACCCGGCGCAGTGCTCAGACACGGCGGCGACGGTGACCATCACCAACAACAGCACCACCGAGTCGCTGACCGTGCAGGGCTACTGGAAGCTGTGCAACGTCGCTGAGGCGTGTGACGACGATCAGTACCCGGTGCAGATCAACGGGCTGCCCGCCCAGAGTTCGATCACCCTTGACGCCGTGAGCGGCCAATTTTGGGCCACCGTGGGCGACCACCAATACGTCGCTATGGGCATCGTGTCGACGCCCAACGGCGCGCCGTGGGTGCCACCCATCATCGACCGCACCATGTGCTGGGAGTTCGTCATAGTTGCGCCTGAGGCAGTCAACTTTAGCGTCGACATTGCGCTGGCCGATCGGGAGGCGTAATGCCGATCATCGAGCCTGACCAGATCGTGTCGGTGCACTCAGTCAAGGGCGTGCTGATGTACCAGTTCCGCGCTGAGCAGCAGACCCAGCTGCAATGGGGCCGCACGCTGCGCGACGTCAGCAAGGCCACCTTGACGGCTGGGCCGATGCTGGTCAGTGGCAAGATTCCCGATATCTACCCGTGGGCGCATTGGATGAGTGTCTGGTCGCCCGACGCCAAAAACCTGTACTGGACCGGCCCGATTCAACGATTCGTCGCCAACCGCTTCGGCACAGAGATTGACGCCGCTGACCCGGCCGCCTACCTGGGCCGCACGCGGGTGCCCATCACCAAGTCGTGGGACGGCGTTGACCCGTGCATCCCGATGAACGAAATGTGGCGGGCACTGTGCGATCACCACGGCCTCACCGCCTACCCGATCATGCGCCGCGACCCGTGGATCGACCTGTTCACGCTCGACGTCACCACCGACTCAGAGACGATGGACAAGACGATCAAAACCTACGAGGGCTACGGCCTGCGGTGGACGGTCATTGCCGGTGTGCCCATCATCGGCCCGATGCCGTTAGAGCCGATCGCCAGCCTGGGTGAGCAGCATTTTTTGGGCGACGGGTTGCAACTGGTGCGCGACGGCACCAACACCTACAACGACATTCTGCTCAAAGGCCCTGACGACCTGGCGCGGGCGCGCGTCGACCTGGGCGCGGGTGTCAACCTGCAAACCATCGTCACGGTCAACGACATGTTTGGCGTGTCAAACGTGCAGCGTGCGACCAGTCAGTACGTGCGCCAGGTCGGCATGATCAAGACTGATATCGACGTGCCCAACAGTGCGGCCCTGCACCCCGACGCGCCGGTGGCGCTCGACCACCTGGTGCCGTCGGCGCGGTTTGCGATTGAGGCATACGGCGTGCGGTTGCGCATGGAACTTGAGACGATCCAAGTCACGGCCACCGGCAATAACGTGCAGGTCGTGCCCACATTCAATGAGGTACCCAACTGGACTGAGCTGGGCAAGCTGCAACAGAACGGCGGCCAGCTGTCGATGCAGGCGGGTGTCCATGAGGTCACGAGCCCGTGAGCGGCGTCCTGGCGGGCAAGATGCCGCGCACCGACGAGCAGTGGGCGCGCGATGTGCAGCAGCGTCTCGACCAGCTTGAGCACCCAAAGACGCAGCGCGTAGCTGACTGGGTGTTCTCCCAAGACACGACCGGCGCATTGCAGGCGACCAAGCCGGGCGCGGGGTCGGTCATCATCGACAGTGACGGCAACCTGATCAGTGCGGCGATCAGTGCAGGAGCTGTGCCGGTCACCGTCACACAGCCCTTGACCTGGCAGGCCATCTGGAACCTGTTCACCGGCAGCGCGACCAGCACCAGCACGTCAAGCTCACCGGCCAGTGAGTGGATCGCTGAGATACAGGCGTGGCTCACCGCTCAGTGGAACAAATTCCTGACGCCTGATTCGACGCAGATCACCGACCTGCAAACGGCACTTGATCAGCTGGGCCAGATTTACAACAACGAGGTCGTCGTCCCGATCACTGAGGCGGTGAGCCAGGCGCAGGCCGGGTGGAACAGTCTGCTGTTCAAGGTCGGCCTGGTGCAGTCCAATGGGTCAAACTTGGTTCTCGACCCAAGTTTCACAACGCCGACATTGTGGGCAGGCGAAGCCGGGTCGCAAACGTCGGCACAAGCACACAGCGGGATATATTGCTGGCAACTAGAAGGGCAGGGATAACGCCGTGGCCGTAGTGACCATGCACCTGATCAATAACGACGTCGGTGCCCAGACCCTCAAGACACGGCCCGGTGATGTGTTCACCCTTGGGGCTTACGTCTTCCCCAAGACGGGCAACACCGGCGGCGGCACGCTCAAGCTGGTGCTGCACTGCACCAGCACCGTCGCCAGTCCACCGGCCCCGGTCGACGTGGTGGTGGCGACTGAGACGGTGCCCGCCACCGGGTCGTGGACCAACTTCACCGGCACCGGCATCATCCCGGCGGGCTACGACACGGTGGACCCACAGCTGACCCTGACCAGCGTGCCGGTCACCGACACCATCTACGTTGACGATCTGCTATGCCGTGAAACAACGGCCGCGCAAAACGTCCTTGACCAGCTCTATCAGTCGATCACCGGCACCGGCACTGCCAATAACAGCCTCGCCACACTGGGCACGCAGGTCGCCAACTGGATAAACAAGCTGTTCGGCACGACCTCGGTGCAGAACACAATCCAGACCCCGGCCGTGCCGTCGCTCGACGCCAGCAAGATCACCACGGGTACCTTTGCCCAGACGTTCGTGTCGGGCCTGACTAGCCTCTGGAACAGTTGGTTCGGTACCACGACCCCGACCGGCGCATCGGTGTTGAACGCCGCCAACGTGGCCAACCTTGACGCCAGCAAGATCACCACGGGTACCTTTGCTCAGAGTTTCGTGTCGGGTCTGCAATCGCTGTGGACGAGCTGGTTCGGTACCGCGACGCCGACCGGGGCGTCGTTGCTGAATGCCGCCAACGTCGCCTCGTTGGACGCCAGCAAGATCACCACGGGTACGTTTGCCCAGAGTTTCGTCAGCGGCCTGCAATCGTTGTGGAACAGCTGGTTTGGCACGACTACGCCGACCGGCGCATCGTTGCTGAATGCGGCCAACGTCGCCTCGCTTGACGCCAGCAAGATCACCACCGGCACGTTTGCCCAGACGTTCATCACCGGCCTGACGACACTGTGGACAGGGTGGTTTGGCACGGCCACGCCGACCGGCTCGACGCAGCTTTTGCCCGCCACGGTGCCCAGCTTGGACGGTTCTAAGATCACCACGGGTAATCTGTCCTCGGCCCTCATTCCCGCCTTACTCGGACTTAGCACCGCGCCGAACATGGTGCTTGCCCCTGACTTTGAATCCACGACATTATGGGCGGGAGCTACCGGCTCACAGAGCGCACTGCAAGCGCACTCTGGCACACATTCCTGGGCACTGGTTGGTGCGGGATAACAGATAAGGGAGAATGGAAAATTGAGCGAAATCTTCGTCTCGCCCGATCGCAAGTCGGTAGCGATCAAGACCGGCGACCCTCGCCCCGCGTTTGCTTACGGGGTAATGACCAGCGACAACGGCGGTCATCACTCGGCTGCTGAAGCCCTCGCAGGCTGGGCACCGCTTGACGTGCCCGCCCCTGAGCCTGAGCCGCAGTGCCGGGTGCTGTCGCGTCGCCAACCGGGTTTGAGCCCGCCAACCCCGAATTGGATTCTGCTCACTAGAGCGACCAGCTAGAGCGGTGTTTGGGCGTGCCTGCGTGGATCGCGGGCACGC